AGGTAATACCAGTTTTTGTATTTTAGGTATTACTACGGCTTTTACTGCAGGTTTAGGGGGCTGGGGTGCCACTTGTTGCCTCGGCTGGTTTTCGCTTTAGGCCGTTAGCTGCTACAAGGCCGCTTAGTGTGCCTGTCATAAACACTGTAAGGGTCGATAGCAAGTCGATAAATTGCGCGTCGTTTGGTGACTGTTCTAGCGGTTGGGTAACAAATAAAAGTCCGTAAACAAAACCTATAACGGTTAGTGCAAACGTTACGGCGATAGTGCAGCCGACGAACACAATCATACGCGCGTGTAGGTGTTCTATTTCTGCTCGTTGCTTATCCATTGGTTACCCTTTCGCATTGGACCATTGTATTACAGCGGGTTAATGCGCTATTACGTACTTTTTGCGGTGCGTTTTGGCGTGTCGTTTCGCACGCGGTCAGGACAAGTGCAAACATAACGCTAGCCAAGTAATAGCGCGGCTTCATAACTAATCATGGAAACGGTACGTAATTGACTTGCTGTTCAATAAACGCTTCGTATTCTTTTGGCGTCATAGGTCGGACTACATCATCAACTTGAACAAATATTTCGTCGTGTGGGTACATTGCTACGGCTTCTTCGTATGTCATAAGTTATGCCTTTCGGTATCCGTAAACAAAGATAGTTCCGCCAGTCAAAGTGCCAGAAGAAGTAGCAATAGTAAATGCTGTGTATGAAGTTGCCACATTATGTATCCCAGTACCTGTTCCAGCGACTGTTCCTGCTGCCCAATTAGTAGGACCAAATACAGTTGGTTTTGCTAAAAATGGGTTTACTACATCAAGGTTGAAAGCAATAAAACCTGTTGTGGCATATCCAGCATAGCCAAACGAGCTTGAAGCGTTGTCTGACGCTGCGAGCGGTGTCGTTGAACCGTAACTAACATAAAAAGTTCCAGAACTGTATCCAGTAACTGATGCACCAAGGGTCAATACTAAAGTAGTCAAACCAGAAGCAAGGCCGCCACTTACCACAATTTTGTAGTTGTCATAAGTTGTAGAAAATGCGTCAGATACCGTGACGCTTGCGACAGCGCTTCCAATGGTCTGTTGCTTGATATATACCAAACCGCTGTTAGCCAAATACGTGTTGGTGTCGGCGGCTGTCAATACTTCGCCTGCTGTAAACGTTTTGATTGCCATAAGTCCTACTTTACGCTAAAACTGGTTGCGGGTCTTGTATGCCTAATTTACCAAAAATTACGTCGTCCAAACTAAACTCGTAAACAATGACCGTGGCCGACGTATAGAACGTAACCCTATGGCCGTTGTTTACGTTTACCTGTATTTCGATACCCTCTACCGCTAGTTCCTGGGCTACCTGACCGCCTGTAATTGTGTTGGTAATCGTTATCGTGTCGCCAATGTCGACTAGCGCCAAGGTTTCGCGTTGGGCTGTTGTAAGCATTAAATAATCGGTTTGCACGGCGTTAAACGTCGCTTCGGGTTCGCCAACTAACAGGTAGTTAGCCAGGTCAAGTGCTGCCGCGTCATTGTGTAAAAGGCTGTTTGTAATGCTTGTATTTTGAATTAGGTACTTAGCCTGGCTTACTAGGTCGTCGGCAACCTCGGGGCTTGTGGCGCCTAAATGTTGAATACTTGCCCTATTTACGATTAGGTCCGCATTAAAAATAATGCCTAACGAGTTATACGGTATGTTGGTGCCGTCGTCGTGAAAGTCTGCGACACTACCCGACAAAGTTTGACCTACGCGCGGTTGCGCCGTAAAATCGCCTGCACGTGATATAAAAATACGGCCCTGCTCTGCGGCTTGTATTTGGTCAATATACGCCTTTACGTTTGTACCCTCGGGCACCGTGTAAGCGGCTGCCCCGCCCAGCGTTTGCGTTCCCGTTTCAATGTCACGCGTTAAAGCGGGATAAGCAACCTCGGGCAAGTCAAGTACGGCAGATAGGCGGGCGCTCGATAGTTGCTCGGATACGTTAAATTCGGCTAACGCGGTTTGGGCTAACAAATAAAAGTCGTCGGCGCAATACACGGTAATAATGTTTTGTTGGCCCAACTGATACGAATAATCGTAATTAACGATTTGACCTCTAAACAGTTCAATAAAAGTACCTACGCCGTTGTATCGACCAAACGACACTTTTCGTAATGGTGCCAGCGTAAATTCCTCGTTGGGGTCCACGTATGGGCTAGACGAATACAACGGGTTTAGGGTACCGCCTGCCAGGCTGTCGTTTAAATTAAATGACATTGTGCCAGCGCTAAATTGGTCGCCTACATCACGGCGCCCGCGACGTATGTTTACGTTTGTCGAGTATTGCAACATAGGCGCAAACTCTGTAGTACCTGTTAAAACAAACTCGGTGTTATCTAATACGCCTGCCGTGGCGTTATCTAAACGAAAACTATTAACAAGAAAGCCCGTATCTATAAATAGTTCGTAGTCGCCGCTTTCAATTACTGACGTAGCCATTACGAAACCGCGATATTTGCAGGGCCTGCAGCCCTGTTATATGCTCGAATAGCGTTTACTACGCTTTCGCCTATTTCGGCGCTGGTACTAATCCCGCCCGTAATGTTTATGGTTGTATCGCCTGCCGATTGAGCGCTAACACGGTTTGTTATAGGTGCCGCTACTGGCGTATTGGTTACGCCGCCTGTTGCACGGGTTACTACTTCGTTTACTCGTACTGTTATGTCAACGGTCCTTTTAAGTTTGTTGGCTAAACGGTCCATTTGTTTCATCATTTTTGGGGTCAACGTATCTATTTCGGCTTGTAAACCTGCAACCGTTTTTTGAGCGTTATCAACGCCTAACTGGTACCAGGCAGCGCCTGCGTTTATGCCCACTTTTTGCGCTGCCATATTGGCGCTATCAACTAAAGAGTTAGCTTCATCTATCGCGGTTTTGCCACCTAGTAAAAGTTCGGCGGCTATGGCGGCGCCTGCGTCGCTACCAGCTGCTAAAACGGCTGTTAATGCGTCTTTAGATAATCCCAGGTTAAGTAATTTTTGTACGTCATTTGTATAGTTTTTAATGCCTGTTACCTGGGTCCGTAGACCTGCAAGAAAACCGCCGCCTGTTTCGTCGCCTACGTCTTTAGCGTCTTTAAAGCTAAACGCGCTTAATAAGCCTTGGGCTACGCTGTCGGCAAAATCGTTAAAGGTTTTTTTAGCGTCATTTAAAACGCCCTTAGCTTCATCGAGTGCGGTTATTAAACCTTCTTTTAAGGCTTTTGCGTAGTCGTATGTTGCTTTAGCGGCTTTATCATTTGACGTCGTATTGGCGTCTAGTCCGTCGGTAACTGGTTTAATTTTGCCGCCCAACATTTCTACATATTTTGCCCAGCGTTCGGTTTCTGCTGCTGTTCTTTTTGTTTGGGCTTCATTGTCCGAAATTGCTTTATTTAAATCGCCTATGTATGTATCGGCTGCGCTTATTTCTAATTCTAAATTAACTAAGTTATTTACTATTTCGTCGCCTGCTTTTTTAATTGCAGGTACTAACTGAATAAGGCCTACAGTAAGTAGCGATAAAGCGTTATAAGCGCGTAAAGCCATTTTGTTATATTCGTAAGCAATTAACGCGCCCCACTTTTTGGTATATGCGCCTACTATGCCCATTTCGTCTAAAAAGACGGATAACGCGCCACTTAATCCTTTTTCGCCAAACGCTTCAATCGCTGCGGCGGCAGCGTCGGGCAGTCGACTTATTGCGTCTTTAACGTATTTGTTGTTTAAAATTGCGTAGCCAATAGTTTCGTTTAATTCTGCAAACACAATGCCCAGGCGTTTTAGTTGCCCTTCGTAAGTGTTGGCTGCTGCAGCTGCCGCGCCGCCAAACTGTTTGTTTAGTTGGGCTTGTGCCGCGCCAAAATCTTTAGTTTTAATAATGTTCGGGTCAAGCGCTAAACCTAACTTTGTTAAACCGCCTAAATTGCCGTTGTACGCTTTGCCCAAGGCAAGTGACACGGTTTCTAAATCGCGCCCCGTACCTGCCGAAATGTCCAAAGCAAGGTTTAATAAGTCTTGCCCTACGGTTAAGTCGGTTGTAGCGCGTACCAATGAACCCAGCGCGGGGCGTAAAGCGTCGTCGGCTACGCCCGTAGCTAACTGCATTTGGCTTATGAAATCCTCGGTAGCGGCAATAGTTCCACGCGACGCGCCCGTAGTGTTTTGTAACTGTTTGGCTAATAGCGCTTGGCTTTTTTGGTCCTCGATAGCTGCGGCTACGGCTTTAGATAAACCTGCAACTACTAAACCTGTTGAAGCTGCAAACGCTGCGCCTACCGCTACGCCTGTTTTGCCAAACTTGCCAAACGCTTTTTCTGCAGCCGAAATGCCTTTATCTGCAAACGACGTAATAATCGGTATATTTATGCCAGCCATTAGCGAACCCTCATTTGACGATTAGTAACGGTCATAACTTGCTCGACTACTTTTAACACTTCCGCTGTTACAGCTGGTTTGTTTTTGTCTACGGCAACGTCGATAACGCGCGGCTGTTTGCCTTCCTCTACGGTTAGGTTGGTAACAAATTGGCTACTTGTGTTGCGGCCTGCGTGGTCATAAATAACGCCTGCAGCGTCGGCGCTTTGTACGGTCATTAAACGGTAAGGTTTTGCACCAAATACAACTTGCTCGGTGTAACCGCCACGGTCAAAATTTACGTAACGCTCTTTACTGCCGCGCACACCTACTTTAATTTTAAAGCCTCGTTGTACGGCGTCGGTACGCCAAGTAGTTTCACGGCCTTTAACTAAGTTGCCTCGAACCATGCCCGATAGTGGGGCGCCGTTGCCTTTTGAGTTTGGAAAACTTGCCACCATTTGGCGGGCTTCACTTAAGATAGACGCGCCAGCGGTCTTTATTTGTTTGGTCACTAAACGACGATATTTTGGGTCTATGTCGTTCAACAATTTTAGGGTTTCTTGAATACCCTCAATTTGTAACGGCAGTTGGCCCATAGCGTTTACTTTCGTTGTTTGTTGTTGTCCGATAATACAGCAACAACGGTAGCTAAGTCGTCTATGTCAAAAGGTACCGACGGGGGCCACCACGATATCGCTACCAGTAGTTCGCATAACTGGCGCCCGTGGGTGCCCCTTACATGGGGTTTGCGGCCTCGGTGTCGACTACTTCAATGTTGGTTAGGTTTTTTACAAACGTATCAAATTCGCTGGGTACAACGATTTTGTTTATTTTAGACGCTTCGTATGCCATGAAAGCTAAGTCCTCGACGCCGATACCTGCGGCCATGTCCGACGCTTTACGTTTGTATTTGCGTTCCCACATAACAATAACGTAAAGGTTTGTTACGACCTCGTAAGTGTTGTCTGCGGTTTCTACTTTTAATGTAAGTTTCATTATTTGCCTTTTGTGTCGGGCCTTTTCAGGCGTTTAATTAAACTTCAACGACGCTATACACTCCGCCCGTAAAAGTTACGCTAATCGCGCCTAAAGTGCCGAGCGCCATTTCGTATGGTAGCGCTTCCAAATAGGCCCCTGTAAGGGTCATGGTTGGATTAGTTGCGGTGCCTGGGCTTGTTGCGCTTGGCGACCACGAAACAGTTGTAGACGTTCCTACAAGAGCTTTGAGTGTTGCGTAAGTTTCGCTGTCCTGAAATGAAAGATATAGGTCAAGGGT